CACTGCCACAGCTCGCGGACAAGCAGCGGAAAGAATTGCTCGCGGATCACGAGTTTCTAAGTCGTCAAAGATAGGTGAGTTATCTTTTGGCTTTGCCGGTCAAAAGTTTTCAGGCGGTGGCACTACAAAAGAGCTTTGGGGCGGCAACGAGTTTGGATCTAACAAGTATAAGCAATTCCCAATCTGGTCAGGTTCAGGGCCAAAAGGTCGAGGATCTAATGGCTGGTTTATTTATCCAACCTTGCGCGCCATTCAGCCAGAAATCATTGCTAAGTGGGAAAATGCCTTTGAAAAGATTCTTAAGGAGTTCTAATGGTCGCACAAAGTAGGACGCTCAAGCTCTCCATACTTGCCGACGTCGATCAACTTAAAAAATCACTCAAAGACTCAAACTCTGCGGTTGAGGATTCAAGTAGCAAAATTGCAGATTTTAGCAAAAAAGCTGCCTTGGCTTTTGCGGCGGCCGGTGCTGCCGCTTTAGCATTTGCAGCTAGCGCAGTTAAAGCCGCGGTTGAGGACGAAGCGGCTCAATTAAAACTTGCCGAGACAATCAAAGCCACAACTTCGGCGACAGCCGCGCAAATTGCAGGCGTTGAGGATTACATTACAAAAACATCTATTGCCGTTGGCGTTACTGATGATCAACTACGGCCAGCATTTGGCCGGTTAGTAAGAAGCACAAAGGACACGGAAGAAGCCCAAAGCCTATTGAATCTTGCGCTAGATCTATCGGCTGCAACTTCAAAGCCGGTCGAGGCGGTAACAAATGCGCTGGCCAAAGCTTATGACGGCAACTACACAGCTCTTGGCAAACTTGGATTAGGTTTAGACGCAAATCTGCTTAAGTCAAAAGATAATGAAGCCATTATAAAATCTCTCGAACAGACTTATGGCAAATTTGCCGAGGGAGCAGCGGAAACTACTGCAAAGAAATTTGAAAGAATAAAGATAGCAACTAGCGAAGCCAAAGAGGCAATAGGCGCAGCTCTCTTGCCAGTAGTTCAAAAATTTGCCGATTATTTACTCATTACAGTTGTGCCAAATCTTGAATCATTTATAAATGGTTTGACAGGCAAAGGCAGTTTGACAGAGGCAACTGATAATGCAACTAAAGGTGCGTATCAATTTGGTCAACAAGTCAAAAGAGTTTTGACTACTGTAATCAATTTCAAAGAGGAACTTTTAGTAGTTTCTGGCGTAATCGCTGGCATTTTTGTAGTTTCAAAAATATCCGCAGCGGTCACAGCCACAATTGCACTTATTAAAACTCTTATCGCGGCTTATAACCTTTTGAAAGCGTCGGCCATTGTCACCGGAGTCGCAGCCGCATTTGCTCTAAATCCTCTTCTTGGCGTAGGCGCGGTTGGATTAGCGGCCGCGGTCTTGGCCGGTGCTACAGCATTAGCAAATGGCAGCGATTTTGAAATGCCGTCTACCGGATCAATCCCATTTCAATCAGGCTTTGCACCGGCTGCCGCCGGTGGCGGTGGCGGTGGCGGTGGTGCAACCGGCGGTAGCGGTACTGGGTCTATTCCTAGCGTTCCACGGACGTCGGTAAATGCTGGAATTGCCGCAGCTGCATCTGGCGCTGCAATGTCAGAAAAATTCTTTGGTGGAGCAATCAATACCGGATCAAGCAATTACGGCGGCCTAGGTGGCGCAGGTACGGCCGGCGGTGGCGGATCGCCTGTAATAAACGTAACAGTTAACGGCGCAATAGATTCCGAAGGCACAGCTCGAACTATTGTCAACACGCTTAATGATTCATATTTCAGAGGCACAGGTGGATCTACTACTTTGATTGGTATTGGTGGACGATGACGCAATGGACGCCGGTTTGGCGAGTCAAAATTGCCGGTGTGGACGTTACAGATTCGGTCTTGGCCAGTCTTAACATCACGTCAGGCCGTAGAAACATCTATGAACAGGCTCAAGCCGGCTATTGCTCGCTTACGCTCATTGTGTTCAATCAGGCGGCTATTGACTACCAAATCAACGACACCTTGTCAGTCGAGGTTCAAGACACGTCGGCCGTCTATAAACCTATTTTTGGCGGCTCAATTGTAGACATAGCTGTAAGCGTGTCAGAGGTCGGCTCAAGCGCGTACACGCAAGAGGTGACAATTACTGCCTTAGGCGCTCTGGCACGGCTGCAAAAGGCTCTTACAGACGGCGTTTTGACCCATGATTTTGACGGCAATCAAATTGAGACAATTTTGCGCCAGGTGCTATTTGCTCAATGGCAACAAGTACCGGCGGCTTTGACCTGGGCAACTTATGATCCGACAGTTACCTGGGCTAATGCCGAAAACACAGGATTAGGCGAGATAGATACTCCAGGCAATTATGAGCTAGCACAGCGGTCATCATCACGAATAGTTATCTATGACCTTGTATCAGCCTTGGCAACTTCCGGTCTGGGATATATATACGAGGACGCCAATGGTCTTATTGGATATGCGGACTCCACACATAGAACTACTTATCTAGCAGCCAATGGCTACACGGATCTCACAGCTAATCACGCGCTAGGCCAAGGCATAACCATAAAAACTAGGGCTGGCGATGTACGAAATAACGTCACAATTAAATATGGCGTTAACAGCGCCAGCGAAGTTAGCGACACAGACGAAACTTCAATTTATATTTATGGAGATTTAGCACAAATCATAACTACTACAATAAAACATCGGGCAGACGCCGAGGATCAGGCTGCCTTTTACCTGGCACTAAGAGCTTATCCGCAGCCAAATTTTGACCAAATTACCTACGCCTTAACAAATCCAGAGCTAGACAATGGCGACCGAAACAGCCTAATAAACGTGTTTATGGGCCAGCCGATAGCCTTAAATGACTTGCCGCTCAATATGGCCGCCGGCACATTCCAGGGCTTTGTCGAGGGATTTAACTTTAGGGCCAGCTATAACGAGCTAGCAGTCACCTTGCTTATGTCGCCGCTGGCCTATTCGCTGCAAGCTATGCGTTGGAGCGACGTACCGCCTTCCGAAACTTGGGCAAGCGTGTCGCAAGTCTTGACGTGGGAATATGCAACAATTGTGTCATGATTGAAAGGAAAATAAATGGCTAATCCAACAACTAACTATGGCTGGCCTATGCCAACCGCAACGGATTTAGTAACAGATTTGCCGGCCGACTTTGCGGCATTTGGTCAGCCTGTAGATACATCTCTTAAAGCTCTCAATCCTGAAACAACTCTAGGCGATATTTCTTACCGATCAGCTACGGCCAACACAAATACGCGCTTGCCTATCGGATCTAATGGACAAGTTTTGTCAGTCGCTTCCGGCGTACCAGCTTGGACGACGACGGCAGACGTCACGCCACTGACTACAAAAGGCGATTTATTTACTTATACGACAGTAGACGCACGTTTAGGCGTAGGCACAAATGGGCAATTTTTGACAGCAGATTCGGCAGAAGCAACTGGATTAAAATGGACAACCGCCGCAACTCCTTCTTCTGGCTTAACTCTAATTCAGACGACAAGCACCGGTGGTTCAGTTACGGCAATCAATTTTGGTTCTAATGCGTCACCAATATTTTCTTCAACTTATGACAATTACAGAATTACATTTGTTGGAACTGCGTCGGGCGGACTTAATCCACAAATTCGAATGAGAGCTGACACAACAAATGCAACCGGTGCAGATTACAACGATCAATACTTAAATGTAACTGGTGGAACTGTTGGAGCTGCAAGAACTACTGGAGCAACTGTTGGGCAACTTCCACCTTTATCAACAGACCGGGGCGCTTTCACTATTGATTTATACAGTCCATTTATTGCTGCGGCAACTACTTATTATGCAACTGGCCCATCAACAATTAGCACAATCAGTTTCCAGGCATGGGCTGGAAGTCATACGCTAGCAACTTCCTATAATGGTTTTGGGATTCTTACTGGTTCTGCATCAACAATCAACGGCACTTTCTACATTTACGGATTGGCTAAATAATGACAAAAGAAACTGAATATTGGATCAATACAAATGGCGAGCGACACATTGCAACCGGAGCTGACCTAGAGCAAATCTTATCTGACATTGCAGAAG